ATAAATTTTTTTATCCTTGTTTCTTTCTTTAACTTTGCCAAAATATCATCTCCTTTTTTAGGGGGGTGGGGGTTATGCACAACAACCAATATTTTCTTCTAATCTGGGACGTCGCTCGGCTTCGCCTAATTTTGCAATTTTTTTATGGGGGGTATTTTATCTATTTTCAAAAAATATAGGATTTCCATTTTCATCAAATTTTACTCCTCTTTTGTCTTTTGAAAATGTCTTTCTATTTGAACACTCTAAGCATAAGTATTGAAAGTTCTCATGATTTAAAGATACATTAACATCATATAAGTTTATTTCATTCAATTCTTTTTTATGATCTACTATATATCCTGGTCTTTCTTTGCAATGCTCACACATTCCACCATCTATATTAATTCGTTTTTGTATGTAACTATCTCTACTCACTTTCCAATCTTTGCTGTCGTAAAACTTTTTTGCTGCTTTAGTATATATTTTCAAAATTTAATCTCCTTTTCCCCAAACAAAAAAGAACAACTATTGTTGCTCTTTTTCGCTGCTTAGTTATAATAAAATCGGAGGTGCATTAATGCATTTGCGATATAGTATTTTTATATTATTTTACAATAACATTATAACATGATTTTTAGTAAAAAACATCTCAACTTTGTCCCAACTTTTAATTGATGTTTCCTCTTAATCTTTCAACAATTTTTATTAATGCTTTTTCAATTTCTCTGTATATAGAGCTTTTAGAAATGTACTTATTGTTCTCAATTTTTTCAATGCTCCATTTTTTAAAATATCTCATTTCTATTATTTCATATTCTTCTTTGCTTAAATAACTAAGACCTTTTTTAATTTCCATATACTCATATTCAACCTTTTTTAGTTGTTGAGATAATGCAATCTGTTCACTAATCAAATTTAATCTTTTATTTTCAACTACATTAAAATCTGACTCAGTATTGTTGTTGTATGATGTTGGGTTTGAACTTCCAACACTCAATAATTCTTCTTCAATAAATTCTAGTCTATCATTTATTTTTTGTAAACTTTCTTGTGTATGAGGGTAACAATACAATTTCTTTTCGAATGCTGCAACAAATACATTTTTATTCATATTCATCCTCTTCTTCTAATTCTTTTTCTATAAAAGTTGCTGTTATAACAGTTTCATTTATTAACTTGCCTGAAATACATTTTATTTCTTTCTCTTCTGTTTTGAGTTCAATTAAAATCAAATCTTCATTCTTTCTAATAAAATCTTGAAATGATGATGTAGTTGTTCTAAAAAAATCCTCAAATATTACTGTTATCATTTTTATTCTCCTTTTTCAATTTTTATTTTTATATTTTTTAAAAAGTCAATTCCTATACTATGTTTATAAAAAATTTCAAAACTTTTTAAATCATCTGCAGTTACACTCTTTTTTCCAAAATGCTTTTCCATATTCAACCAAACATCAAACGGAACAAAGAAATATCTTTCTGTAAGTCCCTCTGCAAAGCAAATGCAAATAGCAGTAATGCATTTTAAGTTGTAACTTCTTTCCAGTTCTGCATTTTGATTTTCTGATAATATACTTCTTTGAATTTTATCTTGACTTGTGTATTTACATTCAAAAACTATACATTGTCCATTCATAAAGCAACCTTTGAAATCTGGTTCTGCTTTTCTTAAAAATTGACCTGTAAACTTTCCTGCAGGTAATTTTTTCAAAACTCTAAAAGGTTCTGGTACCTTATGTATGTTTGCAATGTTTTTTTCACGATAGTAATTACAAGCTCTTTCTACTTCTTTTTCAAAGAAATGCCCTTGAGCATTGTTCTTTAAGCTTTTAAATTTCTTTTCATCATTAGTCATCTTTAAACCTCTTCTTTCTATTGCTTGTTCTTTATTCATTTTCTATCTCCTAATTATTTCATAATCATTGCAATTTATTCCATTAAATAATATATATTTGTTTTTAAAAAACCCTTTAAATTCAAGCAACAAAGTTTTTATTTCATAATTATGTGTAGCCTTAATCACTTTGTCATAGTAAATATTTCTGTTTTTATGTGTTATCCTAACTATCATTTTCTAAATTTTCTCCTCTTTTATTGCTGCAATTTTTGATATAGTAATTTTTTTATTTTCTAAAAAGAATTTTTTACCATCTTTTGTAAGTGTGCCTTTTAAAGTGCCTTGATCATTTACAAAAATTATTTCTATTTTCTTGCCAATATATTCATTTAGCATAGATCCATTTACTGCCATTACTATTTCACCCCCACTTCTAATTCATAATTCATATAAATATTTTTTTCTTGTATTAAGTGGATATGGTGGGTCAGCATATATGAACACCTCTTCTTTGTTATATCTTTCAATTAACCTCAACGCATCTTGATTTTCTATTTGTGCTTGTAGAAGTCTTTTTGATGCAAGTTCCAATGTTTCAGGAAAATTACTCCAAAAAGTTGTTGTTCTTGGAGATGTTGCTCCTATTGAACTTCTAAATCCATTTTTATATTTGTTACTGCAACCAAAACCTTGACAGCACTTAACAGCAAATTTTCTTGCTCTTTCTACTTCATCTGTATATATTTCAAAAGAACTATTATATTCTTTTCGGCCGTATGGTGTTAGACTTAGTAGATGTATTAGTTCATCTGGCTTTTCTCTTAAAACTTTAAAATAATTATATACTTCTTCTGACAAATCATTTATTGTTTCTATTCTTGCTGGTTTTTTATTAAAAAATACAGCTCCCCCACCAAAGAACGGCTCAAGATAAACATCATGCTCCGGGATGAATTCTGTTATCCATTTTGCTATTCTTGTTTTACTTCCAGGATATTTTAAAACATTTTTCATTCTTTTCTCCTTAGCTTCAAATAAATACTCCACCCTGTTATTTCATTGTAAACTGCTTCATATCCATTTATCATATCTCTGATTTCCCAATCCGGATACTGCTTTTCCCAAAACTTTTTATCTAATCCCCCCCTTACAATTTTTTCAACTTTTCTTTTAGTGTATTTGTAATCATTCGTTCTACTTTCAGGTCTTGTTAGATTTTGACTACAAGTCCACTTTCTTTTTTGAGTTAGATTTCTAACTATGTATTGACTAACTCTTGTTATTCCCTCTACATAATCATATTGAACTCTTTGAGCATTTGCATATCCAAACCTTTTACCTTTCTTTTCTCCTTTCTCCCTTTTTGCTCTCCATAAGTCTTCTACTAAATCTCTTGAAATATTTCCATTTATTATCAAGTGATGATGAGGTCTAACCTCTTCAACATATTCTTCTTGCTCTTCTGTTGTATATGAAGTTACAAGCAAATACTTTAAATCTTCTAATCCTAACTTTTGTCTTAATCTCTTTAATCTTCTTATGAAGTTTTGTATATTTCTTTCAAGTTCTTCTAAAGACTTAGGCAGCATATCGTCATTATATGTTAAGTGCAAAATCAAATCTCCCTCTCCAAAATTGCTTTCTGCAATTTGAACAAATCTTCGTTTTGCATTTTTGTCATTTAAGTTTTTTTGCTTCTGCAGACTCTCTTTTTCTTTCTTAGATCTCTTCCCTTTTCTTTTTCTTGATACAGTCATAGGATAAATATCTACTTCAAGATATTTTTCTCCACAGAATATTTTTTTCTCTCTTACAAAATTGAATCCTAAAATGTTATTCATAATACCACCAATATTTTTTATATTTTTCTTTTCTATAAATTTTGTTTTGTGGTTGAAAAGATAATACCCCTTACAAGCTCGCAAAAGAGGTATCATTTTCCCCTCTTTTTCTTGCATTTTTCAACAAATTGTGGTATAATAACATTGATTAGAAATGTTTTATCTTATCATTATTTCTGAAAGTTTTGATAAGATATACCACTTAAAAGCACTTGAAAAAGTGCTTTTTTATTTTGCTTCTTCTGATTCTTTATTGCCTTCTTTTTCTAATTTTTCTAATGCTCTTTGCTCTGCGATTTCTTCTAAGTCTGGTAATACTCTTAGTAATGTTCTTATAAATCCTAATGATTTTTTATAGTCTCCAAATCCTAGACAGTTAACTGCAGGTATAGCGCTCCTGCGAAGTTCTTTCATCAATTCTTGAAAGTGTTCTTCTTCAATATTTACGTCTTCATTTCTTAAATTAATTTCTGTCTCAATATCTTTTAAAAATACTGTTACTAGTGAATTTTTATTTTTGTCTATCAGTTCAGCACACGATACAACCCCTTTATCCGTTTTTATAAAATTTAAAGAGTAAATTTTTTCATACTCTATATTCTTGTAAATTATTGGGCTTTCTAACATCATTAATCTTTTTGCAATATTTACATTCATGCTATTTTTCCTTTCTTATTTTGTTTTTCCTATCATTTCATAATGTGTCCTTCTTGATTTACCATTTTGAAATAATTGTGTATTTAAAATATCATCATTGTTTTTAGGCATTCTAAATATTTCTTTATCATCTTCTAAAGCTAAAATTAAAAACCAAAATGCTCTTTCACATTTTTTTGAACTATCATATTCTCCTAAAATAATATCTCTACTTACTGGATCAAAATATGATGCCATTATTTTTTTCTTACTAGAATGAATATTTATATTTCTTATTTTTTCTCTTTCTAAAAAGATTATATTTCTTTCATCTTCTGAAATTATTATCATAATTTAACTCCTAATCAAAAATACTTAATTGTTTATCTTCTTTATCTTCTCTTTTTGTCCCTGATAAAATTGGTTTTATTTCTTCAGCAATAAATCTATCAATTTCATCTTCTATCTTTCTTCTCCTCTTTTTTGAAATTTCTATCTCTCGTTCAAGTGCTTCAATATTAATTTCTTCTTTTTTTTCTTCTTTTCGAGGTTGTTGCCATATTTCTTCAAGATTTTCACAAATTTCTTCATGTACTATGCTTTTTTTCTTACAGTCATAAATTTCTTTATGAACCTTTACTTCCGTTTTCTCTTTGTCTATAATTAAAAATAATACGGGTATTGAAGTATCTTCAAAAGCATTTTCAATGATATTTAATTCTAAAACTGTATTTTTTAAAATTTTTCTAAATTGTTCCTCTGCTTTTCTATAAGCAACACCCGGAAACAAAATATAAAAACCATATCGTTTTGAATACGTTAAACTTTTTAAAACAAAAATATCATCAACTACTCCTGACTTTTTCCAAGAAAATTGTTTTTGTATGTTCTCTTGTTCCTTTATACTTAAATCTTTGAACTTAATAGAAAAAGGCGGATTCATAATAGTACAATCACAAATGACCTCTTCATTGTAATCAAAAAAGCTACTTGCTATAAGTTTGTTGTTAGGATAATTTTCCTTTGCGACTTCTATTGCTTTATTTTGAATATCACAACCCACTAATTCTTTTAAACTGATATACTGTTCTAACTGTCCACTACCAACAGCTCCATCAAAAACTATTATTTCTCCATTAATATATTTTTTTACTTTTTCTGCTAGATACTTTCTAAGTTCTTGACCTGTTATGTATTCTGCAAACTTATCAGCAATATCTCTATTGTTAAACTCTTTCATTGCTACTCCTAAAATGGAATTTCTTCATCCTTTGCCTCTTCAAATCCTACATCCCAATTATCAAAAGAATCTGTTTCTTTTTCTTTGCTATCTCCCCAATCTATAAATTGTACTTTTTCTGCAACAATATCAAATGTATATTTTCTCTGTCCATCATCTGCAACATAGCTTCCTGTATGAATACTTCCTTGAATTGCTACATTTCTTCCTTTTTTCAAATACTTTTTACAATTTTCAGCCATTGTTCCATAAACCACTACTCTTATGAAATCTGCTGTTTGTTTATTCATTGCTTGAAGTTCTTCTTTTTTCTCTTTCGATAATCCTCTGTCAACTGCAATTGTGAAAAAGCAGTATGGATTTTGTGCTTGACTGTATCTAAAATCTACTGCATTTGTTAATCTTCCTATTAAATTTACATTATTCATAAGTCTTTCTTCCTTTTTTAAAAATTTATTAGATCATTTCTTTTATAAAATTCATCATAAAAAGCATTATTGCAAATGCAAC